GAATGGTGCGGGATTTTTTACAGGCCAAAAAACTGCCAGAGACTTTGCGAGTGTTTGTAAACGTAACGCTCGGCGAGACTTGGGAGGAAGAAGGCGAAAGTGTGGCAGAGATGGAGATTGCCAACCACCGCGAGGACTATGGTGACAAGTTGCCTGACGAGATTGTGTTTCTGACTGCTGGGGCTGATATTCAAGACGATAGAATCGAGATTGAGACGCTCGGGCATGCGCGTGATTCTGAGACGTTTTCAGTGGCATTTCACACTTTATACGGCGACCCTGCTTCGGCGGCTGTCTGGAACGACCTCGACGGGATACTATCTCTCGAGTATGAAACCTATGACGGGCGAAGCCTTGGCGTGAAAGCCACGGCGGTCGATTCAGGTGGTCACCATACACAGGCAGTCTACAAATACTGCAAGCCTCGTTTATCGCGCAGGGTGTTCGCTATCAAAGGTGTTGGCGGTGAGGGCAAGCCGCCAGTTGGTCGGCCAAGCACTAACAACAACATGAAGTGCAAGCTGTTCCCTATCGGTGTTGATACAATCAAAGAGATGGTATATTCGCACTTGCGAATAAAAGAGGAGGGTGCTGGATATTGTCACTTCCCTGCGTCTTATCCTGATGAGTATTTCAAGCAGTTGACAGCCGAGAAGGTTGTTAGAAAATACCACAAAGGTTTTTATAAGCGGGAATGGGTAAAAACACGCGCAAGGAACGAAGCACTTGACTGTAGGGTTTACGCTTTAGCGGCATTGTCAATAGTCGGCGTCAATGTTAATATAATCGCACAGAGGTCTATGGCCAGTAAGGCTAAAGGCGAAGATGAAGCTAAACCCGTCGCAAAAGCGAGGCGCAAAGTGCCACGCAGAGACGGCGGATTTGTAAATGGGTGGCGTTGATGGCGACTAAGACAAAGGTGGACGGGCCGCGTATCAAGCAGAAGATACGCCGCAAAGGTCGCCACGCTAAGACCGTGAAGGCCAGAGACAAGAAACAAGCATTCTTTACACAAGGAGTAGTCCGTGGCTAATTTATTCGACCCAGCCCAGTCGCCAACAACAGAACCTCAAGAGATTGTGGTTGGTGATTTTATTCAGTGGCGCAAGACTAATCTTTCCGACGATTATCCTAACAACCTATACACGGCCAATTATGTAGCTCGTATCACGCAGGGCGGTGCAAGTGAAATTCAGTTGCCCTCCACTGTTTACGGTGAGGACTATTTGTTTACTGTGACAAGCGCACAAAGCACCGACTTTGTAGCTGGCTTCTATCACTGGCAATTAGAAATCATTCGCATTTCCGACGGAAACCGAGTTGTAGTCGAGCGCGGAAGTTTTACTGCAATTCCTGATTTAGATGTGAATGGTGCAGACCCTCGAACCCACGCCGAGATAATGGTTGGGAAGATTGAGAGTATCTTAGAGGGTAAGGCTGACAGTGATGTCGCCAGTTACTCTATCGCTGGCCGGTCGCTTTCAAAACTTTCGCCAACCGAGTTGACTGAATGGCGTGATTATTACCGCAAAGAAGTTGCCAAAGAGAAGAAGAACGAGCTAGTAAAACTTGGCAAGAAAACAAACTCAACTATCCTCGTGAGGTTCTAAATGGCACTTTTTGATTTCTTTCGCCGCAATGAAACGGCTCCTAAGCGGCGTAAGTTGCCAAGCTACAGAACTTACGCAGGGGCTAATCAAGGTCGTTTGTTCGCTGACTTTTTAGCCAGCAATACTTCAGCCGATGCTGAACTTAATAATTCCCTGACCGTTCTTCGCAATCGTAGCCGCGACCTTGCTCGCAACAACGAGTATGCAAAGCGGTTCTTGAACATGATTAAGACCAACGTGGTTGGTGAGAAGGGTTTCAATCTTCAAGTTCGCGCGCGCAACATTGACGGTTCTCTTGATTCAATCGGAAACAAGATTGTTGAGGATTCATTCCGCCGCTGGTCTAAAAAAGGTGGGCCAGAAGTATCAGGGCGGATGTCATGGCTTGACTGCCAGCGGTATGTCGCCGAGGCACTTGCTCGTGATGGTGAAGTGTTCGCCAAAAAGGTTCGTAGCAACCGCTACCGTGATGGCTTCTCTATTCAGTTTCTTGAGCCAGAGATGATTGACCACGACAAGAATGGTCGCGTTGCCAACGGTAACGAAGTTCGCATGGGTGTAGAGATTGATGAATACCACCGTCCGGTTGCCTATTATGTAAAGACACGCCATCCAAATGACATGGCCATTTCCACCGCACAAAACCGTGAGAAGATTGTCCGTGTTGATGCCTCTGAAATTATCCACATCTTCATTCAACAGCGTCAATACCAGACCCGTGGCGAACCGTTCATGGCTCCGGTCATTGCGTCACTGAAGATGCTTGGCGGTTATCGTGAGGCCGAACTTGTCGCGGCTCGTGCGGCGGCGGCCAAGTTTGGTATCATCACGACCCCGACTGGCGATGACTTTGTTGGAGACGATGAAGAGCAAGGCGTTCCAATCATTGACATGGAGCCTGGTTCATATAGCCAGTTGCCAGAAGGCCACGACTTCAAGATGATTGACCCAACCCACCCGACAACAGCGTTTGAGAGTTTCGAGAAGGCTGTCCTGCGCGGTATCGCGTCCGGCTTGAATGTTTCATACACTAGCCTTGCGAACGACCTGACCGGCGTCTCTTATTCCTCTATCCGTCAGGGAACCATCGAGGAACGCGACAACTATAAAATGTTGCAGTCGTTTATCATAGAGCATTTCTGTGAGCCAGTGTTTAACTCTTGGCTTGACAGTGCGCTAGACTTTGGCTCGATGAACATTCCGGCCACTACTGAGAAGTTCAACAAGTTCTCGAACAACATTATTTTCCGTGGCCGTGGGTTTGCTTGGGTTGACCCACTCAAAGAAATCAATGCATCAGTCGTTGCGATTAACAATGGCTTGATTAGCATGAGCGATGTGGCCGCTACTTACGGTCGGGACGTTGAGGACTTGTTCGCACAAATCCAAAGCGACAAAGAGATGGCCAGCCGGTTTGGCTTGTCTATGGCCTTCGAGCCGTTTGGCAACAAGTCACCAGCAACACCAGAAGTCGAAATGGATACGGATAACGATGGCGACGTATAAACCAACAGACGGAATGATTACAGCCGCCAATCGTGCGCTTGAGTGGCGTCGTGAATATGGCCGTGGCGGCACAGCAGTTGGCGTTGCTCGTGCGCGTGACATCTCGAACGGCAAGCGGTTGTCCGAGGATACTGTCAAGCGTATGTATTCGTTCTTCTCACGTCATGCCAACAACAAGGCCAAGCACCACGACGAGAAGAAGCCTGATGGTGGGCCGACTGCTTGGAGAATTGCTTGGGATTTGTGGGGAGGAAACGCTGGCTTCACTTGGTCGCGCGGAATAACCGAACTATTGAAAAAGGAAGATAAAGAGCGTAACATTGATGAAACTCTAACAAAGGACGTAGAGATGACTGAAGAAGTAATCGAAGCGGAAGCCGAAGTGGTTGAAGCTATTGTTGACGAAACCCGTGAGGTTGAAGTCGAGGAAACCGTTGAGGCGTCTGAGGCTCTCGAAGTCGGAGCCGAGGTAGCTGAGGACACCGAAGAAACAGTTGAAGAAGAAGATGCTGGTGTTGAAGAAGCATCAGAACGCTTCTGTGCTGAAACAATTCATCACCGTGCCACAGATATGAAAGCTGGCGCGATTGACGAAGAAACACGCCGAGTAAAAATTGCAGTCTCCAGTGAAGAACCTGTTGAGCGCAGTTTCGGCAAAGAAATTCTCGACCACACTGAAAAGAGTGTCGATTTGTCGTTTGCGAAGTCTGGGCGTATGCCTTTGCTTCTCGACCACGACCCTCGGCAACAGATTGGTGTAGTAGAGGATGTTACTCTCGATAGTTCGTCTCGCGTGTTGCGGGCAACAGTTCGGTTCGGTAAGAACGGAATGGCTACAGAGATATTTAATGACGTAATAGATAAAATTCGCTCAAATATTAGTGTTGGATATCAGGTCAATAAAATGCAGAGGGAAGGCGAGGATAGCTACCGCGTCAACTCCTGGAAAGTCCACGAAGTATCTTTGGTCTCTATCCCCGCCGACACGTCTGTCGGCGTTGGTCGTGCTAAAGACGCATCAATTGAACCCAAAATTGAAACTATCGAAACAAAGGAGACAATTATGTCTGAAATCGATATCAATGTTGTAGCTGAAGAAGCTCGTTCTTCACGCAACAAGGAAGTCGCATCAATCATCGAATTGGGCGCAAAACACTCTCGTAGTGA